GTCATACCTCCTCGTACTGAATCATGAAATCCAGCGCCACCGCATTCCGGCTCGCCTCTGGATCGTCCAAGTCTCTTTCGCCGACACACAAACACGAACCAATGGTCAGCGTCCCCCATGTGCCCTTGAAGCCGTCGAGGCGCTCCCGCACCACACTGGCCACGCTGTAAGCCACCGCCGGCGTACTGCCCCAGCACGTCACCTGCATGCGTGCCCGTGGCAGCCCGTCCGGCCCAGCCAGGTCGTGCAGCCGCCGGGTGTCGATGCGCTGGTACACAATGGCCGGTAGCGTCGGCGCCTGCGGCAGCATGCGCGCATGCATGCGCGTGCCCACCAGCCCCGCCACTGCTGCCCCTGCCAGCGTATACGTCCGCAACTCCGCTTCGAGCGCCACTGCCCCCCCACGACCAACAACGCGTTGTTGTCAGTCGAACAGCCTCACCGAATTGAGTTGACGAAATCCGCAACGGTCGCTTCGACGGCCGCCAGGATCTCCCCTTCATGCTGGTCGAGGGCCGGCCGCATGTATGGCTGGGCCGCCATCCGACTGGTGCCAAACTCCACATGCTCCGCATAGTCGGTATGTGGCGCAATCAACGCCCGCTCTGGCGTCACCTCGTCGACCATGATCGAGTTGCGCAGCGTGCCTGTGTCGATAGGACACAGCACCTTCGCGTGCGTCTCGACCACCCGTGCCCCGGCCTCCAGCCCATCACGCTGCGCCTGGCGCCGCTGGGCCCCGCCCAGCCTGTCCAGGTTGCGCCTCAACTGCTCACTTCCCCGCACCCGCATCGTGATTGTCGGCATCACTGCACCTCGACCAGCCGCACCACCACACCCGTCGGCCCCCGTTCCACGTTCCCGTCGATGCCGTAGGTCAGCGCCGGACTGAGCGCCTCCCCGTTGCGATGCGTCACCGTGATGCGGTCCTTGGCCGTCAGCCCGGCCCCATCTTCGAGCGCCAGCCGCAGCACGGCCGCAATCTCCACGATGGTGCCATCCTGCCGCCGGCGCTCCTTTTCCCGCGTCCCGGTCACATCCAACCCGCAGGCCACGCCGGCAGTGTCCGTGTAGCCGGGCACTTCGGTGCCGTAATCGTCGACGGTCGGCGTCCACACACGCAGCGTACAGGTGTCCATCATGGCCCCGGCCTGCACCGTGCGCATGGCCGCCAGGTCGGCAACGGTGAACGGGTTCATTCGGTCGCCGCCTTCGTCCGCTTCTTGCGCTGCGCTTCCGGCGACACCGGCGGCACAGCCAGCGGGATCACGATGTGCTCAGGCTCGGCACTGTCATGGGCCGTCACGTCGACCAGCTTCACCGGCTGCCAGCCGGCTGCTTCCAGAATGCGCCGCTTGGCCTGCTCGCGCTCAGCCACTTCCTGCACCGCCCCAGTTGCCGGGTTTCCGTACAGCATCAGTCGTCGTCCTCCGCCTGGTTACCCAGGTAGTCATCCAGCCGCGCCGCGCCGGCCGGCTTCGGGGTGGCCACCATCGTCAGGGTGCCTGTCTGCCGCCTGGCCCGGAAGTTGCGGGCCTGCTGCAGCGCCTGCGCATGCGCCTGGCTGCGCTTGTAGTCGCCGCCGTCGGCTGCGAAATCGAAGTTGGCCGCAACCATCGCGGCCTTCTCCTCCCACACATCGGCCGCCGCCAGGTTCAGATCCCAGTTGCCCGCCCAACCGGTATCCGTCGGCACGTAGCCATTGGCGTCCGCCAGCGGATACCGGTCGATGTATTCGGCCAGGTCGATGTCCGTGTAGGTGTCGGTCGTCGGTTCCGCCACCAGCCGGCGCAGCCTGGCGACCCACGACGCAGGAACGGTTACGGCCATGCGCTACCTCGCTCAGTCCACACGGATGTACTGCACGAACAGGCGCCCCGTAAAGCCGGCGGTTGAAGCTGAACCGGTCGCCGTGATGTACTCGGTTGCGCCCCATACCTGCGCCGCACCTTTGGCGGCCAGCGCCGTCATGCCGTGGTAGGCCACACCGGTGATGGCGCCATTGACCGCCAGCGCGTTGATCATGTCGGTGTCGCTGGTCGTGGCGTTGGCGGCAATGCCAACGTTCAGGTTGGCGGCGCCGGTCGACGGCGTGTCAACGTAGAGCTTGACGTCGGTGATGATGAGCGGCACACCTTCAGGATTCAGGCACGCTGCAACCTCGCCGCCCGCAAAGAGCGCAGCGCCGGTCAGCGGAATCTCCAGGTAGCCACCTGCGAAAGAATTAGGCATTGTCTGTTAGTCCCCCGCCTGCTTAGGCGATAGTGCACTGATGCACGCCGGTGATATACCACTTGCCGCCATAGGCGATCAGGTTCAGCGTGTCGCCGACGGCGCCGCTGAATGTCGCCACATCTTCACCCGCACCGCCGCCGCCGAACGAACTGGCGGAGGTGACGGTACTGGCGTGCGCCGTACCGTTGATGATGGTCAGCCGCTTGAAGTTGTCCGTTACGTCGGTCGGGTCAGCCAACGTCGCCGCCACCACGCCCGGAACGGTTTTGCTGATGACGCAAACGCCGTTCTTCACGGTGATGGCGCCATCGGCAACCAGTAGCTGGTAGCTGTTGTCAACCAGATTGAGTTCTGCCGCTGACGACGTGACCAGCGTACCAGCCAACTTGACGCCGGCTTCCATGTCCACCACGACCGGGAAGCTCCCAGGATAGAAACCCATGTCAAGCCTCCTTTAGGCCGTCAACACGGCGAACGGTGCACGGCTGGCCGCAGTCTGCTGCATGCGGTTGATCGGGTTCGGCAGTGCGAAGCCCAGCCGCATGACGGCCCGCAGCGCAACCATGTCCTGCTGCGCCAGGTTGTAGATGGTGTTGCCGCCGGCGTCCTGAATGACTGCCTGATCCAGCACCTTATAGGTGATGTCCTGGCGCAGAGCGTACACAAGCTGGTTCCACTGGCCAGAGACGATCCAGGCCGTGGCCGCACTGATGGCGCCGTTGACCGGGAAGTAGATCGGGCTGCCGTCCAGGTCGTAACGGGTGCTGTCCTGCATGTTCGTGCGAAAGATGGGATCGCCAACGGTGCTGCGCACGTTGCGGAGCTTGCGCTTCATGCTCATGTCGGCGACGTGCCCGGTAGCCATGAAGCCGTCCGCTTCGAGCAAGCCCAGCGAACCGGACACCGCGCCGGCCGTTTCGCCGAGCAGAGCCTCATACAGGTCCGTATAGGCGGCCGCACTCACGGTGTTGCCGGCCGCGGTGGACAGCGCCACAAGGCCGGCCGCGCCCAGGTTCGTGGTCCAACTGGCCGGGATGTTCGTGCCGTACAACACAGCCTGGTCAATCGCCACGCCGAACGCCTCGATCAGCGCGGGGCGTACCTCGCCCCAGATGTCGAAACTGGCGTCATCCAGCACCGCCTCGGGGACCGGCACAATGACGGCCAGTTCCTCAGCTTCGATGTACTTGTTCGCCCAGTTGACCTCGCTGGTCTGCTTCAGGCCGCTGTCACCACTGACGAAGTAGGCCGTCGCCAGCGCACTCATGACCGGCAACCGGCGCTGCTTGACACTCATGTCAGTCAGGCGCCGCGCCAGCCGCATGACGATGCTCGTCTCCGGCAGCGTCTTGAGAATCTCGGTCGACGCATCTTCGGGAATCAAAGCCGCTGCGTCGGTGCGGCTGATCAGGGAATTGTACGCCATCGTTGTTGCTCCTAGTTGCTACTGTGTCCTACCCGCAGCTGCGCGGATAAACGCGTTCATAGATTGTCCGTCGCCGGCCCCTGGCTGCTTCGAGCCACTACCGGCATTGGCCGACGGGGTACCCGACTTGGGGAGCGACGCCATCAACTGCTTAGCGTCAGCTTCGATCTCTTCCGGCGTGTCACCACGCAGTCGATCCGCCAACGCCACCGGCACATTCAACCGGGCCGCCACATCGCGCCGAGTCACGGCCAGCGCTGCCGCCGTTGCCCGCTGTTCAGCCTCTTGCAGCTTGGCGACCGTGTTCTCGTACAACTTCTTGAACTCGCCGGCCTCTTCCGCCGCTTTGCGCTCGGCGTCCGCACGCGCCTTCGCCGCCGCGCCTTCGCTGCGCTGCTTCTCCTTCGCCAACCGCTCGGTCAGAATGCGGTCGAGGTCGGCCTGTGTGAATGTGCGCTGCTCCCCGTTGTTCTGGCTCTCGCCTTCGGCCCCGGTTGCCGCTTGCCCGCCCTCTGCGGTCGTCGTTTCGTCTGCCATGTCTCTCCCCGGCTTTTACCGCCCCGGTCGGCGTGGAAAACAAAAAGCGCCGATTGACACGACGCTCAGTGCGTTCTGTGCCAATCGGCGCTCGATGCGCTCTAGATACTCGCCATTCCCCCGGCGATGCTTACTATCGTATCACGATTCCGCGTAAGGTTCAATAGGCAGAATCGGTAAGCACTCCACTTCCGCCAGATTCACCGTGATTTGTTGGCCACGGTGGAACAAACGCAGCAGACGGCGCACAGGGTCATAGGTGCCAAGCAGGCGGTTGCGGTCGTGCCGCGCCCGAATCTCAATCACCGTTACCATTTGTGCCGCCTGTTCAGTCGTCATGCCGTCTACCTTCACAAATCGCTGACCCTCACCGGTACAATCGCATCGCCCCAAGTATCATCAGTGCGCACCGCCACCATGTCATCGAGCGTAGCGCGTCCCGTCGCCCACGCTTCGAAGCGGCCGCGCCCCAGGATGGCGCGCTGCGTGTTTTCCGGTTGTCGCCGAAACCACTGTTGCCCCGTCTCGTATTCCGTGCGCGGCACGTCGCGCAGCACGGGCACCGCGGCACAACGGCAATTGTGTGTTATAATACCTTCAGCGATATACCAACCTGTACTCGTCTGGAGATTATAGACATGACCACTAAACTGCCTGCTAGTAAGCTTGACAATGCAATCCGGGATTATGTCGATGGCGTCAATATCAATACCATCTTGGCTAAATATAGTATCTCCAATACCACTCTGTTCCGCTATCTGAAACGCCGCGATATCTCCAGTCCAGGCAAGCGCATATCGTTGCCGATTGACGAATTGATCTCCCTCTATATTTCCGGCCAATCCGAAAACGCTATTGCTGCGAAGTACAGCACTAGCCGCACCGTAATCCGGCGCCGTTTGATCGAAAACAATATTGCTATCCGCAATCAAACCGAAGCCAATCGGTTGCTGCAATCTACTAGAACCCCTGAACAAAAAGCCGCTTATGCCATCGCTGCCCATGATGGTGTAAGAGGTAAACAGCGCACTAATAACGATTTGTCGAAACGCGCCATTGGCAAAGAAAGAACGCGAGCGCATGCCACTATCGGAGAACGATTGTTCGCTGATTGGTTGACCGAACGCGGTTTGTCTCCTATCTTGCAAAAGGCTGTTGGCCCGTACAATATTGACATTGCCATATCCCCCGTCGCCGTGGAAATCTTTGGCGGAGGTTGGCATGCTTACGGAAATCATGCTGCTAGATCGAGAAAACGATTCGATTACATCCTCAATAATGGTTGGTTTGCCATTGCTATATGGGTCAACACTCAGTATTGTCCGTTGTCCATTAAGGCTGCTGATTACGTTGTCGCCTTCGTGGAGCAAGTGCGCAGCAATCCAGCCCTTATCGGTCAATACCGGATGATTCGGGGTGACGGTCAGGATGTGACCGTTGATGGTACGAATCTCGATTACTTGACCATCAAACCATCGTTTGCTAGTCGCTAGAACAGTGGGACTATTGATAACAGTCCCACCCACAACACAATTCGGGTGTTGGTCGAACGTATGGTCAAGCGGATAGAAACGCCCATCGGCCATCAGGCAACCGGGGCACACGCGCCGGTCACGCGCCGACAACCGACGATAGCCGACCACGACACCGCCGGCCCGGTAACTCTGAAGCGTCGTCTCGCGGTACACCCGCAATTGTTCGGTGCGGGCAATCGTCGCCATGCGGGTAAACGACTGCCCCAGGCCCTGGCGAATGGCCCGCCGCGCCACTTCCAACGGGTTGCGGCCCAGGGCGATGCCGTTGACAAGCTCTTGTGCCATCGCATCAGGGCCGGCCGCGGCCGCTTCGTCAAGCAGCGCACGCACGGGCGACCCGTCGCCGGCTAAGCCGATCATATTCTCAACGGCGCTGGTAGGCAGGCGATTAAACGGCACAACGATTTGCGCCTCGGTGGAGATGGCGTTGATCGTCGCCTGGCTGTGACTGATGGCGTTTAGCGCCATGTTGCGCTGGCCATCGACGATGCGCCCGTCGAGGTACGTTGAATACTTGCGCATCTCGACGTCAACCTGGCGTTGTAGCTCTTGCCAGCGCCGGGACTGCATCAGGTGTTCGACGCGGGTAACATGTCCGTCGCCCGCCATCCATTGTGACAGTGCATCCGCTTGCGCCTGAAGCGCCTGCTCAACGCCAAGCCAGCGCCGGGCGGCTTCGGCCATTTGCGTTTGTTCGGCGCGCAACAGGCCGGCCCGAAAATCATTGATGACATCGATGACAACCGGTGGCATTACACAGCCTCGCCCCGGTCAAAGTCCGTTTGTGCCGCCGACAGCACCGCATCGGCATAGCTCCGCTGTCGCAGGCGCTCAGTCCTGCGGTCGTCGTCCAGTTCGGCAAGGTCATCCTCCGTCCAACCCTCGTCACGCAACAGATTATCGATGGGGATGCCCGCCTCGACGTTGAGTTTACGGATCTCCGCCTGTGTGCGCGGCTGGACGGTCGCTCCGGGCATGTACTCCGCTACGATGTCCTGTGAACGAGCTGCCATACCGTCCAGGGCCAGAAGAAACGCTGCCAAGTCGCGCCAGGTCGGCTCAAGCGCTGCGGCCAGGCGCTCCACTTTCTTGTTGAGGGGTGCCTCCATCGCAATCAGCGCCTCGCCCGACGGGTCACCGCCTTGCACGAAGAAGTAGTGTCGCGGTGTGCGCGTGATGATGCCGATGTCGGCGGTGAGCTTGTTGATGGCTTCCAGGTAGTTGGATAGCGGCATGGCAGGAAACTGTCCGGCCGTCGTCGGCTGCATGCCATCCTCGCCCGCAACCAAGTCCCAGATGCTGTTCGGCGCCGCTTTCAGCCCCTTCACCCCGGCCATGCTGATGACGTAGCGCTGGGGGAAGGCGCCAAACTCCGCCGCCACCATCATGTCGGACAGAACCTTGTTGACCATATCCTGCACCGGCCAGGCGTTGGCCAGTTGGCTTTTGACCTTGCGTCGGTTGCTCAGAAAATGGAACACCGGGATCTGACCGTAGGGATTGACCGCCACCGGCTCATCGCCGAACGGCTCGAACGCTTTCGCGCTCGGTTCTTCGCCGGCCTGGTAGGCGCGCTTGCTCACGTAGTATTCCAACCGGTCGGGGTAGTAGAGCGTCAAACGCACAAGGCCGCCATCAGCCTGCCACCACTTGGCGGCAAAGCGCAGCCGGCGCGGGTTCTCACTGTCGTACTCCGCATGGCACAGCCGGGCGTCATTGTGGAACGCCTGCGGGATGTCATCGTCATCTGGCCAGGCGATGACAAACGACTCGCCCGTCACCGCGACATCTTCATGGATGGCGTATTCATCGTCTACCAGGCCGGTTTCTTCCCAAAGCTGGGACAGGTGTGCCGTACCGGCCATGTCGCCGCTGATGTTCGGCGTGCGCAATTCCATGCGATCCAACACGCTGTCCACGACGACAGCACACCAATTCTCGGTGAAACGGGCGTCAAGACCGCTGAACACATCGCGCAGGCGCTCGGAGGTGTAGACGAGCGGCGCCTCGCCATCGTAGTAGCGCCAAAGCCGGTCATAGCGAAACTTCTTACCGCTGAGCGCCGAAATCGCAATCTGTAAGTCTGTTGTGACCTGTGCCATGTGCATCCTCTTAAGCCATCGAATTAGAGCGCCGCGCCGGGCGCTGTAACAGTTCGGTCATGGCCCACACCAGTGCATCGAGCCGGTTGGGCGACGGGTCGCCGGGTGTCCACAGCGCAAGCTCATCTTCAAGCGCTGCGAACGTGCCGACGTGGTGACCGCGCCCCTTTTCGTACACAGCCGCTATCGGTTCGGCCCGCGTCTGTTTACCTCGGCTAGCGTGCACCAGGCGCACCGGCACCGTAGGATCAATGGTCTTGATCACCATCTCGACCATTTCCCCACCGTTGTTGGACTCCGCCACGATGCGATCTGCCTTGTGCCGGTGGTAGGCAGTGACGGCAGCCGTGCCCCAAGCCACGGGTGAGCCCTGGATACTGTCATCTGCCAACAGGTAGAAATGCTCGCCCGTCCTGCCGGCAGTGACGACGCCGGCTTCATCGCCAGTGGAGGTAGCGCTTGGGTCAACACCGACGACGATACGATCCAGGGACGGCGCTTGTAGCAGTCGCTGGCCGTCCAAAAGGACACGCGTCCACAGCGCACCCGGCGCCTCGTCCACATCCTCAGCGAGAATCTCCTGGCGGTAGGCGAGCGCCGTCATGTCGTGCGTGATGTCTGCGAGCGCTTCCGTGCTGATGTGCGGGTTGTCAGCGCTCGCAAAATGAAACGTTGCCCAGCGCCCAGTGGTATCAGACGCTGCCCGCTTGAAGAGCTTCGCGGCGTGCTGCGGGTCACGGGCCTTGCTCATGCTGCGGCTGTGCAAGCTCGGTGGCGTGTAGATGAAAATCGCCGTCCCGTTGTTGTCGAGCAGCATCGGCGCCCCGACACGATCCCAAGCCTCTTCGTCCATCAGTTGAAACTCGTCGAGAATGAGCACGTCGGCGTAGTCGCCGCGCAGGGTGTCAGCGTTGAACGCCGTCTTTGCCCTGATGCGCTGCTCAGTGCCGGCCAGGTCGATTGCGTGTTCCGTCCCATTCTTGAAAAAGACCTTCTTGTCGATGGGGTCACGCAGCGCCCCAACCACATTGCGCCAGAACGCCCCAAGTTGATCGGCGGTCGGCGCTGCGTAAAGCACCCGGTGGCCGGCAAGAAACTGCTCAACGGCATAGATGGCCATGCCGGTTGTCTTACCACCGCGTCTCCCCGCACGGATCACACGGCGTAGAGCAGCGCTGCGCATGAAGCGCGCCTGATGCGCATGAGGTGTCAGTAGCTCAATCGTGGCTTTTGTTGACATAAGTTACGATTAGCTCTACCGGCCCGCCGGCGGCACCGGTGACCTCGGTGCGGTCGCGCAATTGACCGTTGATCTTGGCCATCAGCGCCAGGGCCGCCTGGGCGTCGTAAAACTCGACCTCAAGCCCGTCTTTCGTCGGCTTGATTTTCTTGATCAGGTGTCCCTTACCATCCTTCAACAGGCGGTCGAGGTCGACGCCGCCAAACTCGTTGAAGTACTCCGCATAGGCCGCCTTCGCCTGCTCAGTGAGCCGGATGGCGGTTTCTTCAGCGGACATGATGAGCAGCGCCTTGCGCCGGTCGATCTCAGCAGCGATGCCAACATTCGCCAACAGCCGCGGCCCAACTGTGTTGGAATCGCCGTTGTACCCGGCGCGCCGAGCAGCCTCACTGGCATTCCAACAGGAGACATACTCCGCAATAAAGATCTCCTGCCTAGCCGTGAATTTCGCCACTGGCCATCACCTTGTCCGCATCCTCGCGACGCACCCACGCCACCTTGCCCGCCGCCAGTTTCTCACGC